TGACCTTCTACAAATCCGTCTGCTGTTATTTTATTAGTGTCTGATGTCACATATCGTATTGAAGCTTCAGCCGTTATACCAACTGGTACGACCGGTAATGGTACACCGTCTACAACTATTTGCGCTCGATCTATATCCACTTTTGACTCTACATTATCTTCAAGGTTAAATCTTCCAAACAGTTTTGTACCAGCTACGTGAGTTATCTCTTTTAAGTTTTCTTCATATTGTCTTGTATCAAGTTTAGATTGAATTTCATAAGAATACTCTTGATAATATTCACTATCTTGTACACGTTTACCTGAGTCAAAATATTCCAGTGCGCCGTTTTTGCTAGTGTATCCATTTAAATGAGAATCTAGTGATGCCCAGTATCCGCCAGTTGAGCCTTGCGCTCGAGCTGATATTGTGCCTCTTGTTGCAGTTCTTCCTGCTGAATCTATTACATCTACAACTTCTTTATCACGATAACCATAGCCTGAATCAATAATATCAATATTAGTAATTCTTCCTACACCAAAATTTGTTATAGATTCTATATCAGCATTATACCCTGCAAAGTTAATAGAATCAAACTTTGTGGAAAGACCAACGATAGGCCAATTCTCACCGCCGAAAACAACTGGCGCAGTAGAATTAAATCCATAATATGAAAACGGAATTATAGTAATAGTTGTATCCTGTATCGCAATGACCTTGCCGTTAACTGATCCTTGTGTAACTTCATCACCAATATTTAATGTAGCAGGAATATCTTGTAGAGTAACTTCTTGTGGTTTTCTTTCAAACAATGTGGTCCGAGTATCATACGCCAATGAAAATACATCATTAACGTAATCGGTGCCAGGATTAATATTATCAAATCTTACAATTGTTCCAATATCCACGGCGCTTAAATCAAACGCGGTATTAAGTGGAGTTGCTATAGTGACAGGGGATGCGGTCCCAGTCATCGCTTTCGCCGCCGGACCCACCGCATTATAATCCGAAGAATTAAGAGGGACATTTACAAAATCTCCTATCACATCGAATATGAGTGATACTGTTTCGGTATTTGTTATCTCGGCTAGTTTAACGTCGTTTGCATCCAAAGTATCAGGGAAAAGATCACCAGGCGATGTTTCATTTTTTTCAACTACCCTAATCGCTGTTGAACCAGATAGTGAATTAAGCGTAACGTTAGTAGTACGATCTACAGTTGATATAACATAGCTATCCGAGAATTCTGTATTGGCATCGGCTTTAACTGCAACGAGCAAATCGGTTTGTCCTATGACAACGCCAGTATTACCGTTTGTGTCTTCAAGTCTTTCAAGAAGCGTAAAATTTAAGTCTGTGTTGTCCATGAATATAACTTGATTAGATACTAGCAGTTTTGTTGAGGCAGTAGAATAACCCCATCCGCCATCTAATACATCATATTCAACAATTCCAGTAAATTCTTCCGTTACGGCTGTAACTAATCCACGAGCACCTATTGACTCGGAAACACTGTTAAAGGTAACAATATCACCTATATTATTATTAAGAGTACCTTTAAATTTTGTATCAACATCTATTGCGGATAAAGATCCATCTATAATGCCAAATCTTACAGGTATACCATCAATAACACTAACAATTCCTTCTAGTCCTATAAAGTCACCTGTAATATCATTAATAAACACAATCGGTATAACAGAATTATTTAAAATGATTATGTTAATTTTATCAACGACTGCTTGCGCCTTTGAAGCTTCTCCGATAATATTTTTTCCTACAATGTCTTGATAAGAATATTCAAGATCATTTCTTGTGGATGTAAATACCCCGTCGTTTGGGAACATTTGAAGATAGCGACCTTTTTTCCATTCAGAGTCGGACGGCCGAAGCATATCTCGTGAAGGATTATATACCTTTATTGTTTCATCGTAAAAAAGTTGAAAGAATAATTCCAAACCATCCTTTGTACCTTTACGGCGATATAATCCTAATATGTTTTTTATAATAATACGAACTGTAGTGTCGTTAAAAGAAAGATCTGATAGATACTTATTTTTAAAAAATAACAACATTCTTTCAAGTGTCGTATCAATATCACGATATTCAAATATGCGTCTACCGTTATATAAAGACTGATTCGTATTTGTTTCTAAGAATTTATAATATTCTTTTACAAACTGAATAAGCTCTGCCCCGTCTTCACGATATATCGCAGGAAATTGTTTCTCAATGTGAAATGAAATTAATTTATCTATTGCCATTATTCTTTGGACTCTACAAAGTTAATAAGAATATCTTCATCTCTTATTGTTAAAATCCTACTCTTAGGAGCAGTAACATTTGAAGAACTTGTTGCGGCGTATATTTTAATTGCAGATCCAGAAAAGGCTTCAACTGCAAAGTTAATTAATTTAATTTCCCCGGTAGTATAATCTACCGTTCCTATAGAAGGATTAATAATTTCTGGATTTGTGGCGCTCGTATTGATAATTCTCATATTCCCATCGCCGTCATCTTGTAGCTTTGATATAATTCCAGAATATGTAAATGTTGAACTTACTATTGAAGGCTTAAAGTCAGAAAATCCAGTTGTTGCCCGATACGGATACGGTTTTACAAGTTTCTCGTTAAACTTAAAGCTTGGGTTTAAAGTTAAATCTAATGTAGGTGCATATTCAATAATAGGATTAACACAAAGGTCTGATCCTAGTATGCTTTCATCTAATGCATCTATAGCAGTGATAAGTTTTGACGAACGAAGAGTCTTACCAAAATCATCTAATGTTGTAGAGTTATACGAAAGAATAGCTTGTCTTATTAATGCTTCGAGCTCAAGTGTAGATTTATTTGTTAATTTTCTCGAATAAGTTACATCAACAATAGTTTCCACATACAAGAATTCAGGATCAACAAATATCGGTTCAATAGTAAGCGGACTCTTGTCTGCCAAATATCTTACATACTCATATTCGTTTGTTTCTGATAGAACACCTTCTCCTTGTAGGTTAACTGAAATAGCTACCTTACCATATTGCGGTGGGCTTAATTCATCTCCACCGTATACTGAAACTGAGCGTATCTCAGGAAATCTTTGTCTTAAAAGAACGTCATAGTCACTCGCTGTAACTGCTCTTTCTTGAATTTGTATTGACTTGGGAGCAAAGAATTTAATACTATCTATGCTTTCTCTTTCGGCGCCGCCAGCCGCAGCACTTACAGTTGTGACTGAAACATTTTGTCTAAAGCTCGTTGAGAATCCTGAAGCGCCATTTGCTTCAGCTCCACTCGTTATTCTGTATTGAACCTTTACATCAATATCAGGCTCAGGCTGTTTTCCATATACATTCCTACCAAAGTATATAGTATACTGATCGTCAAAATGTGGAGACAAGTAAAATACTTTGCTTGTTGGAGTAACTCCAAATATGTCAGCCGTATAATAATATTGGTTCTGACCTTCGGTTACCTCGTCATCTACAAAAACCTCAATAGTACTCGTGTCTATATTATCGTTTGTGAGATTACATCTGAGAAAGTTTTCGTCATCAAGGAAAAATCCATCCTTTTCAAAATTTGTAAGGATTTCTCCTTCGTACACTTCAACACCAGTAGCAACAAATGTTCCTGCTGTGTTCTTTCTTGCAATGTATGATTTATTTGTAATAAAAGTAAAGGCGTTTCCTTGATAAGTAGCTGTAAATTCAGTATACTTTGGAATAGTTATGTTCTTTGAAGTCTCTGTAGGATCCGTGATAGTTAAGGCAACAACAGCTTTTGCTGAAGTGCGAGATCTTGGTAAATAATTTAATTCTTTTGCGTGTGAAACAGTTGAATTTTTAAGTACCGCGGAGTCAAGAAACATTTCATTGATTGCCATATTCGTATAGAAATTATTCTGATACGTATTATAGGCAAGAACATCAAGAAGAACGTTCATGTTTGAACCGGTAAAATCGTAGTCTTTAAACTGCGTTTGGTTTTGTAAATGCGAAATGAACTGCTGCTTAATGGCTGTAAAATCTAGTTCATTTATAGGTTTAGTTGCCATCTATCTAGTCCTCTCGAGAAATACTGTAAGTGATATTGGTTGTTCGACACTGTTTATGTAAAAATATATTAAAACACGAATGGTGCTTTCATCCAACGCAGATGTAACTTCAACATCTACAAGGGTGGCTCTCTTTTCGTATAACTTTATCGTATCTTTAATTTGTTCTTGAAGTAATTTTATTGTTGCTGGCGTATTATTTTCAAATAACATGGCACGAACGTTTCCACCAATGTATGGTTGAAATAAACGTTCGCCACGATCTGTTAGAATTAAGTTTTTAATAGATTCTTTTACAGCTTCTTCATTTGTCTTTACCGCCACATCACCAGAAATAGGATTAAGAGACAGATCTTTATGAAAGTCTGAATATAACTTTTGTTTCTTAATCTGTGGTGTAACTAATTGTACTACCATCTATTTTTTCCTTGCTGTACCTAAGTATTTATATGACTTTGCTATCATAATGGAACTATGTCATATGATTCTGAAGATCCAGTTACCCTGTATTGACCACCTTGGAACGATACTATATCGCCATCCTTATATTTGCCATTATAAACATCCTGCAAAACTTGTGCATCTTCAGCTTTTTTTGCCTCACCATATAGTTCTTCATAATCTTGGTCATATGAATATTGATAATACGGATCGTCTGGACTTAAGCCATTGCTCCATTCTCTTCTAGAGCCAACATTAATATGAACGAAATCTACATATCTACCAATTCCGGCAAACCCGTTTCGTATTGCAATTTCAATAAATTTTTCACGCGTTGAGACATTATATCCAGCCCATCTTAAATCAATTGCTTTCCCAGTATCATGTACATCTTCATAATCTTCAGGACTAGGGCGATTTGTTCTGCCTTTTAGTATTACAAGCGGTTTACCAAATTCTTTTTGTACCCTCATAAGTTTAGATCTTACACTTATATCTAAACCTTGCCATTCGTATTTGTCAAACATTGCAAATTCTATTCTACTATCACCTGCGCCATCATTCCATTTAGTAATATTTTCATATTCAAGACTCGAAACCGGTTCTTGCCATTCAGTTTTATTATTTTTCGCTACTTCTATACCTGTATTTATACCTTCTTCTCTTTTATCTTGATCATAACGAATTGCACCAGCCCTAATGGCTTGAAGTGTATTGTATGCGCTACTCGCGGCTAAGGCAGCCTGTGATTGATTGTAAACATTTACATAATCGTTAACCGGTTGTTTTAATCCATCAAGTCCTTGTTCTACTTGAGATATAAATCCACAAAAGCGAAACATAAGATATTGTATTTCTTCGAGCGTAGGGTTTTTGAAAATACCAACAGCGTAATCAATAAGAGCTTTAATCTTTGACTTAAAATCATCAACAGCAGTGCCATCAAAGAAACTTTGTGCCGTTTCTTTAACTCTTGCAAATTCTTTACCGATTACATCATTGGCAAACTTATTCGTTTGTTTTATTACGTTTTCCATAGAAACATTTTCTATTACGTTTTGTACTTTTTCTATACTCTTATCAATAACATTTAAAATTTTGCTCTTGAGTTGATCTATTAACGCAATCAATGAAAAATTTAAAGAAAAGTTTTTTAACTTATTAACGAGATCTGCAACCGCGTTTAATCCAGTAAAAAATACTCCGATAGCTCCAAACACATTAGGTAATAAACCACAAAAACTTCCCATGGAACTACTCGTAAAGCTTTTAGTATAGAAGGCTTCTAATTCTTTTGGTATTTTATTTGAAACGGTTTGTGTTTGATTTGAAAGGCTTGTTGGAGTATATCCAAATTCTCTCATATACTCTGCTATTTCAATTGGTGTGAATACATAGTCACTTTGTATTCTTTGATTTAGTAAAGGAGTATCTTCATCGGTTACAAATGCTCTAAGGTCTTCACGCACAAAATAAGTGTTTATATCCGCGACAGATTTATAAAAATTATCCTCTCCGTATTCTCTAACGGCTGTTGTAATAGGATCGCTGTAATTTTCTCCGAATGTAACACCAGTTAAAAATTGTTGTGTTAAATCGCTTAGAGGGCGATCTATGTCCGTAACATTAAAAGGCTCTTCTTTAAACGATGTTCCAATACGAACAACGTGAGACGACTTTTGGCATAGATTACTTGTACTCATTTTGCTCTCCTATACCGTACCAAACACTGTTCCGCCGATAACTTTTGATCCTTGGGAACTTGCAACTTTATCTTTAAATGATATGTTTGTCCCGGCGCCATATGCAGCATTAATATTTGACGTAAAGTTTAACCATCCTTGATCGTATGTATTTAAGTATTGATTTACGCCGTTAACAGTGCTTGCGATTTGTTTTGTTGAAGGATTAAGGAAATTGTTACTTGGCTGTCTTCCGTTTGCAGATGTTCCTGAAACAGCTTGGAATTGGTTTCTTTGTAATAATACTTCCATAACACTATTTGGATATCTATCACTCTTGACTCTATTCAATATAACAGCCATGATAGCTGCTTGTTCTTGTGGACTATTTGGTAAAGATTCTGCAACGGTTGCGGCAAGTAAATTTTGCCAATCCGAGTCACTTAGTTTTCTTCCTAAATATTTTTCTGCGGCTGCTCTTGCGGCTACGTTATCATTATCATCCACAATTTCAGCATTTGTTAATTTTTTACCGGCATAGGGATCAGCTTCTAGAGGATCTGTAGGTGGAGGTGTTGTTGCATCCTGTGATACATATCCACCACCACTTTTAGAAGGAGTATTAACATGCTGTGTAGTACTTACACCTTTTGCCGGAGGTTCTGGTAATTCAGTTGCTTCTGACGCGGTTGCGGCGGTTGCAGCATCTGCATCACCATTTGCCATACTAATTTTATCATCTATATTCACTGTGTTTGCGTTTATGTGTATAGTACCACTATCGGCATCAAGATAAATGTTATCCCCTGCTTTAATATTTGTTGTATTTGTTGACTCGAGAAATAATCCAATATTAGATTTAATATGAGTTGACTCGCCGCTTTCCATTCTTAAGTTTTTGGCTCCTTTAAGGTTAATGCCTTCAACATTTGCCTCAATTCTTACTTTTGCAGATCTTAATTGTATTTCATCACCTGAGTTAAAATTCATTTGGCCAGCAACACCCATGTAATGATTTCCTCGAATGATCTGAGTGTAATCACCGTTTATCTCTTCAATCTTATTTCCTTGAACATAAACTCTACTATCACCTACGATTGTAACATTACTTTTTCCACCAACGTAAACGTGTTGTGCCTTTTCATTCATCTCATATTTGTCATCTGACGCTTTGTGAGTTGTAGTACCTGAAGGACCTATATGAACAAAAGAGCCGTTCTTTTTATGATATATCATAAACCTTTCGTAATCTTTTGTATCGTCAAGTTCAATTACATGCGCGTCAGTTTCTATAACTCTATTAAAAGGATACCGTGTATTGTACTCTGGTGCAGGTTCACTCCAAGTAGTCTCTTCTTCATCAACACCACGCGCATTCTTAACATTTTTTATTCTTTTTAGTTGTTGTAGGAGAACATATGTTTCATCAATATTCTCACCTCTTGCAAGTTTAGAATTTTGTGGCTGTCCATAATCTTCAGGTTCTGATCCTCTAGCTGGTGATTTACCGTTTGGTATTACACCCCACCCGGACACAGTTGGATCTATAATCTCTGTCATTTGTGTTGGGATGAGACCAAGTATCATAGGTTGCTGTGCATCTCTGCCATCTACAAAAAACCCAAACACAAATGAGTTTAATGGAGGAATATTACCATTAGGATCATAAGATCCGTGAATAAGATGTGCCCACGGAAGATCTTTAGTTGCAACTTGTTCTATAGTGCCATGTACTCCAAATGCACGAACCTGAACTCTACCTTCATAACGGCCATCTACATTATTTTCTACAACTCCTATAAAGAATAGCGGATCTTTTATTCCTATGCCTGTTTCCTGCATCATTTTATATCCCATTCATATTTTAGAATTTTAAGATTTATCGTATGAACATCCAGTTCAAAAGAGTGTTGAAGATCACGAACAATATAATTGCCTGATAGCTGTTCATTTACGTTGCTTCCTTGTGCAGGTGCAAACATAAACCGTGGGATATTTACTCGAATAATATCCCCAGCATTAATATCAAATCTTCCATTTATACTAATATTTAAGGCAGTATTATTAAGAGCATGTCTATATGCTGTTCTATTCATTGCGATTTCAGGTAAGAATTGGTTTCCTTTTAATTGTCGGTCAAACGAAAGAGAGTCATAATCTTTAACTACAATATATCTTTTCTGACCTTCTTCTGTATAAAAGTCTTTTATAAATTCTGCGGAGTGTGGTCCTGATACATCTTTTGCTTTTTCACCTGAAACTGATTGATAACGATAACCTTTTTCCTCGTAATTATATGATCTACTTTTATCTTTGGTGGGTAATGTAACTGTTTTTCTTAGAAGATCTATTTCAATAGTATGACTACGATATGCCCCCGCCAAAAGATCGGATAATGAGTTCACCCTATCTGTATTGGATAATCCTGTTATGTTCTGAAGTTCTCCATATAGATCTTTTTGTCCTGATTTATCTACAGCATCACTATATGCGAATTCTTTTATATTATCAGGATTATCTGTAAATTTACGGATAAGTTGTTCGTCGGAAACAAAGTGATAATTATCGTAAGTTTCAAAAAATCTAAAAGAGCAGGATGGACTTTTCAAACTATATGCACGTGAAGCTAAAAAGTTCATTGCTTGCATTGGAGTATAGTTTGGTATTATGCACCTAAAGATTCCAAACGTGTCTTCTAATATTAATTCTTTTTCATTATCATTAATGTTATAATATTTTTCATACAGATCTTCTACAATATCAGATATTGAATTATTATATGTATCAATAATACGGCGGAAGCTGGCAATAAATCTTGACTTTGATATAAAGTGTAGTGTATAAGATACACCATCGTTAGTCGTTGTAGTCTCAACTCCAGTGACTTTATATACAGACATAACGTAGGATCTTTCATTTCCTAGTACATCTAATAATGTCATTTCAAGAGTTTCTTCTCCTCGAATAGGAAGAGTTTCCAAAATACCGATCTTATCTAAAATCTTTACACTTCCTCTTAAAGAATCATTGTTTATAGATTCTGTAATGTAAATGTGTGAAACCACTCCATCTAAAGGTTGGCTTAAGCCATCATAAGATGTAAGAGTAGCCTTAACTAGCTCATAATGTCCTGCGATTACTCTGTTGTTCATTTAAGTTTATCTTGGATTTGTTTTTCGATTATCGGAACGTATTGCTTATCAATAAGTTTAATATTTCTCTTATTATCATTAAGAGCCTGCTCATATTCAAATACGCGATATGCTTGCCATTCTTCAGGAATAATTCTTTTAATAATTATTCTACGACCTGCTTCCGTTCTTAGTATAGTCCTATCTTCTTTACGTAGAAAAATAGTTCTAAAACTATCAGGAGAAAGTTTAATAAGGTCTACTGCCATTTTTATACCTCTTTATAGTAATATACAATGTTATCTTCACGGGAAGTATCACGCGACCAATCTATAACATCATATCCAGTTTTACCGTTTGTTTTTTCTTTATAGCTATCAATCAAATATTGACTAAAGGTATATTCATCCATAGGCCATTCGTTATATGGATCTACGATATTATTTGAAAGATATACTAGCCAAGAATACTTTGCGTCGCCGTAATAATGAAATGCAATATCTTCGGCCCGTTCACCTTCTTCTATTGTATATGGTAAATATACATAAGGATTATCTATTGTTTGTTTTAGAAAGTTAACTCTTTTCGTAATATCCTTTACAAGAACATTATTATAACTTATTTCTGGTAATTTTGAAAAATATTCTCCGCTCATTTAACTTACCCCGCTCCGCCGCTTATTATTTGATCACCAGATGTTAAATTTGAAACTGACATATCTCTGAGTTCTTCCGTAGCGCTGCTTCCGCCATAATCTTCAGAAGTATGTATATCCGTTTCGATCATTTGTAATGAAATCGTTTGTACTGCGGGTTTCCCGCCTTTAAGTATTGCCTGTCCCTGTGGTGTAAACTCTGTATTAAAGCTTTGAACCATACAAGTTTTATAATGTACAAAATAATTTTGGTCTATGCCAAAAAAGAATATATCAACAGTACTAGGATAATTTAGAAGAACTCTTTTAAATCCTAATGCATTAGCGTATGAAGGTAAAACATTTCTTTTTATCGTTTCTGATATTTGCCGTATAGTATCAGACTCGGTTTCTTTCATTGGGGCAAGTGTCCACTGAAAATCGTGCTGTTTTAAATTCATTCCATCAAAGTATAAAGAAGCTTTGGGGTTAATAAGATTACCTAAACCTGAGTCAACGGCTCTACCTCCATTGGGAGTAAAGGCATCTATAGATTTTCTACCAACAAATG